GGACTCTCGTACGAATGGGTTGCGGACACGGTCGGCCCATCCGTTGCATTAGCCTATCTCCCATCCGAACAGGAGAAGGTAGCGGAGAGTCTGCTGGCAGACATCCCCACTCGGGCCCCTCTCGAGTCGGCGGGTTGGTGGACGACGAAGCTTTAGGACGGACCGCTTTGTTTTTATGGTGTCTGCTTGGGTGCTGCCGAGTTACCCTTGCGTCCAGGCGCCATACTCGAACATAAACGTGAGCTGGTCTGTTCTGAGCGTCGTCGTCGGCGTATGTACACAGCGTGTTATACTCAGATCGAGGGTACTTGGGCACCCTCAGTACACGCTAATTGTAGTTGCAACGAGACCACTGCCCTTTTAAAGCGGTCTCTGGCTCCCACTCCGGTGGCCGATCCAGCGCTTGTGTTACCAGTTAGACGTGTGTTTCGAAAGTTACGCACTCTCGCGAAGCGTTGGGGCGGTCAAAGATGGAGCCACCTGGAAACGGCGCAATCTTACTCAGGAGCCATGCGCCGCAAGTACCTCGAGGCAGAAAAGTCGTTGGAAGACGAACCGATATCCAGTCGGGATGCCACCTTAGGCGCTTTTCTGAAGGCTGAGAAGTTTGGGTACGGGAAGTACGGTAAACCGCGCATGATATTCCCTCGTAGCGCGAGGTACAACCTGGCCCTGGCTTCTTATCTCAAGCCGTTTGAGCACTGGTTGTGGGGTTATCTCACAGCTCGGCGGTTATACGGGGGCTCTAATACCAGGGTTGTGGCGAAAGGTCTGAACGCGGTACGAAGGGGTAATCTCATAGTCCGTAAAATGAGAAACTTTGCTTCTTGCGTCGTGTTCGAAGTTGACGGGGCTGCATTCGAGGCCCATGTGGACGTTTGGCAGTTGCTGGAAGAACAGGGAGTTTATCTAGCTGCACATGGCGGTGCGGCCGGGTTAGCTTCGCTGCTCGCTAGGCAATTGGTCAACGAGGGTTCAACCCGGGGTGGTCTGAGGTTCTCGCGCGCTGGTGGTAGGGCAAGCGGAGACTTTAACACGGGCATGGGTAACACACTTATCATGCTCGCGGTGGTTGTCGCGGTGATGAAATCACTACAAGTACCGTTCGATTTGTTAGTCGACGGCGACAATGCTTTGGTCTTCATGTCCCAGTGTGATTCAGCGCGGGTAGTGTCGTGTTTCTCAGACCTTGCCCTTCAGTTTTCGGGCCATGAAATGGTCCTTGAACGTCCTGTGACTCGGGTGGAGGATGTCCGGTTTGGCCAGTGTGCACCGGTTGAGGTCCGCACGGGGGTGTGGATGATGGTGAGGGACTGGACTAAGGTCATAAGCCAAATGACCTCCAGCCATGCTCACCTGAACCATGTCGCGTTTGTGCGACCCTACTTAAGAGGGGTCGCTTGGTGCGAGATGGCCCTCAATCGGGGTGTACCTGTCATCCAGGCATATGCCCGCCATCTTCTGGCACTCACGGTTGGAGCAAAAGCTGTAGATGCGAGCTTCTACAGGGACTATGAGGCCCTGGGGGTCGATGTCGCTAACCGCGAGCGGACTGTATTCGAGGAGCCAACAGCTGTGGCCCGGGACAGTTTTTCCCTTGCCTTCGGGGTAACGCCTGATGAGCAATTAGACTTGGAGAGGGCCCTCTGCAACACTGTGTTAAGGTTGGACAAGTGTTGGCGACCAGAGGAATCTCCTTGGCACATGGGANTAACTGATGCCCGACCGGGCCTAGTTGACCAGTTCCTCGGTGTGCGTCAGTAACTGTGGGGCCTTGCACCTGTGTGTGTGCAAGGAGGTGGCTCCGTTAGAACTGGTGAAAGGACCGCGGCCAACTACATGGTTGTATGAGCGCGATGGTCCACAGTTCTCAACCTACCGGGCGAGTTGAAACCCCAAAGGAGGTGAAAGGTCATGATGCCAACTACATGGTTGTTTTAGATCGCTTGACCACTCCTGGTGAGGTGGATACAGACTACGGTTCGTAACCGAAAGGCGGCTGTCACTCTAGGGTGGGGCGCACGTTGGCATCCAGCGTCATGGCTCCCCGTTAGTGTTAAAGGTATGGCGTTTGTAAGACCGTGATTGCACTTGTAAGTCCTGCGGGCGTTTGTAAGACTTTCACGGCACTTGTAAGTCCGGTGCTCTTCGTGAGCACGTGTATGGAGGTCAGCCGTCTTGTCGGCTGTCCCGGGGTCCACACTAACGGGTTCCGCTCCAGCGGGGGCTCACTGGAGAAGGGCGTTTGCAAGTACGGGTGTAAGGTTTTAGCTTAGTTGCCGCTCAGACTCGCAGCATTCGAGAGGAGTAAGTCTGCTGAATCTGGCTACGGTGGGGGGCGGGAGCCCCGGCGGGTCACCTTTTTGGTGTCATTCGTTCGCCAAGCTAGCGCTGAGAAACTTTAGAAAGCATGCCTGAGTCACCGGTTCGAATCCGGCTTCGTCGTTGCGGTTCATCTGACGGGCGAGTCAGTGTTTGCTGATTAGGTGAAAACGCGGGTGGTTGAGTTTTAACGTCCACTTCCTGTAAAGCACAGAGGAATAGGTGGTGCACAGGAAAAGACAGGGGTGAGCCAGGCCCCGCCACAACATGGCTAAGTCCCTAGCGAGAGCACACAAAGCTAGGGGTGATTGCGATTACGTGTGTGCGCCTCATCACCGGGCGTTTAACGAAGGTGATCGTCATAACAGGCGTTACAGGGTTAGGTGCCCTGAGTCGGGGAGTAGCCTCTTGTTTGAGTGAGGCGAGGTGGCCGCATCCAAAATGTCCGTAGGGACAATTGGGCCTGGATGCGGTTTGACTGGTGTCCC